TAATTTATCATTTTGTTTGTTTGAAATGGAGACAGTGATAAATTAAAAATAGAAATCTTGAAATGGGATAATATTGACCTAACAACTGTCACTGAAAATAAATGTATAGAGGTTGATAAAAAAGGTCTTTGTGATAAGCCTGCAAAATTTATAAAACCAAATAGTAATATTTGCTATTGCTTAAAACATTCAAAAAATCAAACATTTTTACATCCAACATCTGATTTAAAACCATCATTTATTAATAAACAAAAAATACAGGGACTTATTGAAATTGCCGATAAATATAAAATTAAATATGATAAGCCGGCAAAAAAGGCAAATCTTATAACGCTCATAAATGAATTTATTATGTCAAATTGTTATACTCCTGTCCAAAAAACAAATGCTTCTAAGATTGATTTAGTAACTATTGGACGCAATATTCAACATAAATTTGATGATATTCTTTGTGATCATTTACAGTCTATTAATAAAATTATTATTGAAAATCAAATAGGTCCTATTGCCAATAAAATGAAAACAATTCAAGGTATGTTGTCGCAATACTTTATAATGCGAAACAATAATATTCAAATAGATTTTATTAGTGCAACAAACAAATTAAAAGATTTTATTCCTGCAGCAAATCAAACTAACAAAGATCAATCCCATTTAGCAGAAGAAGCTTCTCTAAGTGAACCCCAAAATATAAGTGAAATAAATAATACAAATAATGCAAATAATACAAATAAATCGGAATTAAAACTTGACTATAAACAACGCAAAAAACTAGGTATCCAAACTACATTAAATATCATTAATAATGATTATCGTTTCAAAAAATGGAGTGACTTCCTACATAAACATAATAAAAAAGATGATTTATCAGATTGCTTCCTTCAAGGCATGTGGTATATTAAACATAAAATTTAAAAATATGCATTCAATTTAATTAATTATAATTTAATTAATTAAAATATATATTTTACAATTCGTATTACTTAAAATTAAATGTTCTTATTAATTCATAATAATGGATAACGATATTATAGATATATCTTTAGATTTTGAAAATTTAGACAATGGAGGTAGTTCTTGGAATAATTCAAAGAAAACCAATTTTGGCGGAGGTATTGAACTTTTAATGAATGAAAAGAAAATGGAAAATTCTGGACCTACCAGTGATATTGATATTGAAGATTTAAATAATTTAGAAGATGAAATGAATAATTTAGCAAATGAAATTTCTGGATCTGGACCAAGTTCCTTTGGATTAGGATCTATTTTTGGTTCTAATGATGACGATATACCATCTGTTAGATTTGATGATACTCCTTCTATTGGAAGAGCAACAACTAACACTGAAAGTGATAGTAAAACATGGGATGGTTATGGTAAATTTAATAATATTCCTATAAATCCTGATCGTGTAGGTATGTCATCACAGCCCAAACTTTCAAAGGATGAGTTATTGCGAGAAAAGTTCAAGTTCCTAAGAAAGTTAGAAGCTCTAGAAAAGAAAGGTGTTGAACTAACAAAAAAGTATAATATGGATTCCGATTTAGCTGAAATGCAGGGCGAATATGAAATGATTATGGAAGAGAAAACAAAACAAAACTCTATAAAATTTCAAGGTAACATGATGATGGCCATTATTAATGGTATAGAATTTTTGAATAACCGTTTTGATCCATTTGATATTAAACTAGATGGATGGGGTGAGCAAATTAACGAGAACATTAATGATTATGATGATGTTTTTGGTGAGCTTTATGAAAAATACAAATCAAAGGCTTCTTTAGCACCAGAACTAAAATTACTTTTCCAACTAGGTGGCTCTGCTATGATGGTTCATATGACAAATACTATGTTTAAGAGTGCTATGCCTGGTATGGATGATATCATGCGACAAAATCCAGATCTTATGCGACAATTCCAAAGCGCTGCAGTCAATTCTATGGCTGGAACAAATCCAGGATTTGCCGGATTTATGGGTGGTTTAATGAATCCTCCTGATCAAGTACCTCAAGGAAGAGGTCCTCCTGCGCCATTAAATACCCAAGGACCTAATGCAGTTCCTCCTCCTGCTAATCGTGCAGGTAATAATGTGAATAGAAGACCTGATATAAGCATGGCTAGAGGCAATTTTAATGAAGATGGAATTAGTATTAAGGAAAATTTTAGCGTTCCAGGATTTGAACCTCCTCAACCAAGCCAAAAATCACAACGCCGCCCTGACATGAAGGGACCAAGTGATATCTCAGATATTTTATCTGGATTAAAGACAAAAACTATTAATATTTCGGATCAACCAAGACCTCCTGCAGTAAATCAGTTTGAAGATATCCCTGATAATAATAGCAGCACAATTAGTATTAATGATTTAAAAGATCTTCAAACGGAAGCAAATGTACCTAAAAGAAGTCGTAGAAAGCCAAAGTCTGACAGAAATACTGTTAGTTTAGATATTTAAAGTATTAGACATACTTGATATTAAGTAAATGATATTAAAATAATATATTTTATAACTATTTAAAGAATGCCTGCATACATACATATTATAATAATGGACAATAAATCATCATATATTAAAACAGATAATGGCAAGTTTATAAATGAAAAATTTATAATATGGGTAAAAAAAATGGACGATTGTTTAAGTGTTGGCACTGTGGAGACATCTGCTGTTTTTAATACATATAAAATATGTAAATTAAATAATCCTCATAGTTATAATAAAATTAATGATAAAATTAAAGATTTAGTCTCTTAATGACAATAAATATATATAATATTGTAAAGTTATTATATATATGGTAAAAGGAAGAAAAGTTGTTGGAGAAGGATCATATGGTTGCGTTCATAAACCAAGCTTGCATTGTGTAAATAATCCAGAAATACAATATGATGATTATGTTTCCAAAATTATGAAAACTAAAGAAGCAAAAAATGAATTAAAAGAATTTGTAACTATAGGAAGATATGACCCTACAAATGAATTTCATTTAGAAACACCTATATTATGTCAACCAGAATTAGATGATAAAATAATTAAAAAAGATATATCTCAATGTAACTATATTAAAAGTTCAGAAGTAAAGGCCCGTCCAAATGATTACAAAATATTAGTGATGAAATTTGGCGGTCCTGATCTTAAAAATTTATGTGGTAAAGAACTTAAAAAATATTTATCCACCAAAACTAAAATTAAAACAAATCAATTTTGGTTAGAAGTACTTCATTTAATTAAAGGTCTTAAATTTTTTAAGGATAATGGATTGGTGCATAATGATATAAAACCTCAAAATATTCTATTTGACATGGAAACCGGAAAACTAACATTTATTGACTTTGGTCTTATGCGTTCAAAAAGAGAAATTATAAGTACTTCTAATGAAAGCAACAATTTTTTAGGCATTTATCATTGGTCTTATCCATTTGAATGTGGTATTATGAATAAGAATATTTATGATAAATATAAAAAATTAACTCTACCTAAAAAAAATAAGTATAAAAAAGAACTAAGCGATATGATTTTATATGATACAAAACAAAATACATTTGATATTTCTATGGCAAATCCACATGCTTTTAATATAATATTTATGTATATTGATAAGGATGGTGACACACCATCCGATAATGTTAAATATGGGTATATTCAAGATTTCTTTAACGGAATTAATAATTTAATGTCAACAGAAAGTTATAATACTAATTTGGATCAAATTATAGATTCTATAGATATATATGGTTTAGGATTTACATTGCAATATATATTAAATTGTTTTTATAAAGAAAATGCAATTGATGAGGATTTTTTTAATCGCTTATCAGAATTTTTCTACAAAATGTATGATTTTAATTTAGAAACAAGAGAACTTGATATAGACAAGTTAATAAATGAATATGAAACCATTTTGTTAGATACTGGTATACTAGCAAGATTGAAAAAAAAACCAAATGCAAGAAAGAAACCAGTAATCTCAAAAACAGAATTAGATTTATTGGCTGATTTAGATCTAGTTTCTAAAGATGAAACTAATAGTTATACCTCTGATAGAGTAAAGATTAAAGAATGTCCACCAGAAAAGGAATTAAACTTAGCAACTAATAGATGTGTTAAAAAATGCCAACCTGGTCAAATTCGTAATGAAAAATTTAGATGTGTTAGTTCAAAGGCGAAAGCAAAGGCAGTGTCAATAAAAAAAACAAAGATAAAGGCAAAGGCAGTGTCAATAAAAAAAACAAAGATAAAGGCAAAGGCAGTGTCAATAAAAAAAACAAAGATAAAGGCAAAGGCAGTGTCAATAAAAAAAACAAAGATAAAGGCAAACGCAGTGTCAATAAAAAAAACAAGGATAAATACAAGGGCAGAGACAATGAAAAAAACAAAAATAAATGCAAAGGCAGAGTCAATGAAAAAAACAAAAATAAATACAAGGGCAGAGACACAAAAATACAGAAAAAAATAAGATCATATTATATTTTGCTACTATATAATATGACAACTAACAAAACAATAGAAGACAATAAAACTAACAAATATAATAATGGTCTATTTATTTTTCGTCGTGATTTTCGTATTATAGACAATAATGGTCTTAATTTGCTTGCAGCCAAATGTAAACATTTATATACTGTTTTTATTTTTACTCCCGAACAAGTAACTGGTCAAAATCAATTTAAATCAGATAATTCTGTACAATTTATGATCACTTCTTTAGAAGATTTAGCTTCCAATATTAGTAAAAAAGGAGGACAATTAATGTGTTTTTATGGACATAATGAAGATATTTGTAAATATTTGATTGACATTTTAGAAATAGATATTGTTTGTTTTAATTTAGATTATTCTCCGTATGCCGTAGAAAGAGATATGAAACTAACAAATTTATGCGAATCTAAATCAAAAATGATTGATTATGGAACAGATTATTATTTACATGAACCAGGAACTATTTTTAATGGATCGGGGCAGTCATATCAAAAATTTACACCATTTTACAATGCAGCAATGAAACAAAAAGTAGAAATGCCAGTAGGACAAAGAAAAATACCATTTTCAAAAACAACAAAGCAGATGAAAAATATGATTTCATTAGATAGTGCAATGAAACAGTTTGTTGGAGATAAGAATGAAAATATTTCAGTAAATGGCGGCAGAGATAATGCAATAAAACAAATGAAAATTGCTGCAACTAACATAAAGAACTATGGAAAAACGCATAATGATTTGACACATTCTACAAGCATGTTAAGTGCTTATATAAAATTTGGATGTGTTAGTATTAGAGAAGTATACAAGGCATTCCGAAGTAATCATTTATTTATAAGACAACTAATATGGAGAGATTTTTATGCTAACATATTATTTTCATTTCCTCATGTTTTAGGTTCCGCAATGAAGCCAAAATATAATAAAATACAATGGCATCATAATTC